AATATAATATTGGTACATATAAATGAAGAATAAGACAAAAAGTAAACTCATGATTTTTACCATAACGGTACTTATTGCCGTGGTTATATACCAGATATATAATCCCGTGATTTTAAAAAAAGAAGAAAAGGTCCCAGTTCGAGTCGCTGTTCCAGTTCGTGTACCCGTGAGAGTTCCTACACAAAAGGAATACCGGGAACCACCTATAAAAGAATACAAACCAGGACACGTCCAACAAATGGGTATATTAGTTGGTAACGATGACGAAACTTTACCCTTGTACGGTAAAGAAGTTCGTGGTAGACGCGACAGGTACCATTATTATACGACAACACCGGGTGACCAAATGTATTCGCTTCCAGTAACACACGAAGCGCGTGATTGTATGGAAGATATTGGGTGTCCCGAATTTTATGGTAATGAATCCGTTTCGGTTTTAGGACAAACGGGTGCATTCCAGGCAAAGATGTATAGAACAGATAATTTTTTCTAATATAAAAGTAGTAATAGACAATGGCTAAGGACGATCTTTTATCGATTGAATCCGTTGGTATTATATTAGCATGTATATTATCTACGATGTGTGGTTCTATATTAACTATTCAAAAAGGTAAATTTAATCCATATTCAGCCGCTTTTGCGTTCTTTTTGTGTTCTGTATGTTCAGTACTTTCCGGGTTTCTCGCGGATGATACGAAGAAACGTATAGATGTGATGGGCCAGGAAAGTGACGATGAAGATACAGTCTAGGGTTAATTATTTTTCGCAATCCAATTATATTAATCAAACAAAAAATATTGAGTAATATAAATGAAGATCGATTCGTTAAAAACAGAGGCTAAAAGACTTGGTCTTCGCGTAACTAAAAAAATTAAGGGTAAACGTATACCCTTGACGGAGAAGGAACTCAGAATGAAAATTCAAAGACGTCAGGCACCGGCTTTGGAAATTCAGGTTCGTGAAACGAAAAAACTTTTACGTACGTGTAAATCATTGTTTAAGGAATTGAGTTCGGGTTCTACGCACAGAGTGAGTAAACCTGTTACACCAAAACCAAAACCATCAATTCCACCAGCGCCACCAGTTCCACCTAAACGTGTACCACCAGCGCCGCCAGCGCCATCAGTTCCAACTAAAAGAGATCCACGCGCAAATTTAATGACAGCTTTAAAAGCAAATCTTAAACGACGAGGTATTAAACAAAAGTTAAACCAAATTTCTTAGATATTACTTTTTTAGCACCTTTTAACTCTGGGTGACTCCATAAAAGCCATCTCGACCAAAACCCTGCGGTATAAAAACCTGTTTTACCCCAGTTTTCTTTATCGCTTCGAGTAACATCGAGCATATTTTCGTGTATTAGTTTTTTATCGGTTTGTTTTTGTACCATATATGGTATATACCCTCCATGACGTGTTACGTAAGAACGCATTCGTGTTGGGTTTTTATGTATTGTATAATCTGAATACCCTCGTGCACCAAAATCAACTATTCTCCCATTTTCAAAAGTAACTCTAAACTTTTTATCAATGCGAGGACTTTTTTCTAAATGAACGCGCATTTATTATAGATTAAGAAATTTTATAATTCTGGTTCGGTGATTTGTATATAATTTTCACCACGACTTTTTCTTTTTATTAACACAATACCAAGTGTGAGTGATATTAACCAGCATTGAAATTGTGATAAACCATAAGGTTCTTCTATCATAAACATATCTATATTTACATGCTACATGTTTTATTACTTTATGTACCTAATGTTTATTTTGTAGACCGATAAGTGTATAATGATGATATAAATGAATACCTGCTAAAAACAGTGAAATATACGCAAGTGGGTTTTTTCTAGACGTTTTATTCAATAGAATAAGAACGGCTAATGTAAGCACTGTTACTGCTGGTATTGTGAGTAATCCTAATTGTGTATCGGTTAACGATGAATTTTTTACTGAGACTGTTGGTTGCATTTGTGATAGACTGAGAAAATATAATTATAAATGTTTTCGACAAACGGCTCTATACATTTCTTTACCACCTATGAGTTCTGTTTCTGTACTATTAACAATACGTTTAGTAAATGGTCCGTGTGTACCATCCATACATTCCATACACATCGCAGATATTTTAAAAACTTTATCTGCGAGTGGTATACAATCTATGATCTCGCCTATTTTCCTTTGTTTATAATCACCATCTAAACCTGTTAATAAGACTGTTTTACCACGACTAAGTGCATTTTCAACAAAAACTTTTAACCCTATAAAAAACTGTGCTTCGTCTATGGCTATTATATCAACGTCTTGGTAATTGAGTTCGTTTAGGTCATCTGTTTTTATACAATCAAATTTCGTGTTATCGTGTGTTCGTAGAACGTGTTCTAAACACCGTGTATCTTTACTCGAGTTTATGACGAGTATACGTTTTCCTATAACCTCGTACCTTTTCAAACGTCTAACAAGTTCCGTAGTTTTACCCGAAAACATGTTTCCCATTATAATTTTCAGACTCATTTTATGATTTTATAGTCTTAAACGTTTATATTAATTTATTTTTAATTACATAAAGAAAAAGAGTGTAATATAAATAAAAATGTCTTCCGAAGAAACACTTCAAATTAAACGATTAACACTAGATGCGACTTTACCAACGCGCGCTTCCCCGGGGTCTGTCGGGTACGATTTATACAGTTTAAACGACTTATGTATCGAACCAAATTCTAGGGATATTGTAAGTACTGGCGTGTGTGCGACTATTCCTATGGGATGTTATGGACGCATAGCACCGAGATCTGGATTAACTGTAAAATATGGGATCCATGTTGGTGCGGGTGTGATTGATCCTGATTATACGGGTGAATTGAAAGTTTGCCTATTTAATCTCGGGTCGGTTCCGTTCGAAATTAAAAAGGGTGATAAGATTGCTCAGTTAATTTTAGAAAAGTGTTTAACACCTCTTATCGAGGAGGTGAATGAATTGCAAAAGACTATGCGTGCTAATAGAGGATTTGGTTCATCTGGTTAAATAATAAATTAATTACCGAATGCGACACCACCCATACCATTCTTAATCCTGAGAATGTTATAGTTGACCGCATACGCGCGAATAAAGTCTATATTGGCTGTTACTGGGGCCTTAGAAATTGTTATTTTAGCACTGTCTATGCGCGAAAAGTTCAATGTACCTGTTGGTTGTGATTTATCTATAGTGAGTGCGAATGGCCATGTCGCAATTGGTTCGTCTTTTGCCCCTGGTGGGAAGTACGAACAATGTCTGGTTGGAACAACGTTACGGTGATATTCGATAGACATGTCTTCGAAGAGTGGTGTACCGTTAATAAACATGGACGCACTACCTCCTGAACCGAATGTATAGGCTGCGGATGTACCAAACGCGGCAATGTGTACGGCCTTAACGGGGTGGTTAAAGTAAGTAAGATCAATGGTTTGTTCCGTACCAGTCATTGGCTGGAATTGTGTTTGTGTGATAAGCATTTCGTGTTCTGATTTAGCAAAGAATTCGCGCTCTTCTGTGTCGAGGAAGATGTATGAACCATATACCTTTGGTGTAGATTCTGGTGCAAATGTACCGTTTCTACACTTGATTCTGATTTCAACCTGGTGGTATTGGAGACCGACGAGGGGTAAAGATTTGGTCCAATCTTCACTGAAGAAGAATGGGATAACGTAGGAATTGTCTGATGAGTTTTCACCTTTATCGTCGCAACTGGCCCACGCAGAAGCTTTAGCTTGTGTAGTGTTATAAAGAGCGCCGTGTGCACTATTGATGAATCCTGTATCTAATTTGGAAACTTCTTGACCACCTACCCAAAGTGAAAATTCGGTTGGTGAAGTTATATCGTTGTAATTATATATACTTCCATCATTATCCTTATTGTTAATATTTGTACCTTCGATCCATATATAGCTTAAAAGATCTCCCTTGGATTTAATTGGGATGGAAATTTCGTTTCCCGAACCAAACGTACCGATATAATCGAGGCGTTCTGGTTTAATTGCGAAGTTGGTGTGACGTTTATAGTTTTGTCTGAAGAACGAGACTTGTGGGTCGCCTGTGATGTACACATCTTGGGCACCGACCGATACGAGGTCAATCAAAGCAGCTGACATATTTTACTAATAT